CAGTTCTACGTCGTACATGGGCGACTTCTCCATCACGATTGAGTACGAAGAACACACACGATGCACGCCGCCTACGACGGTATCCGTTGAGGCAGCAAGCACCATGTATGAGACGATCTCGCTGTCATGGTCTGGCGCGAAAGCCGGTATCAATAACGAGATCGCGGAATACGAAATCGAATACGCGGACAGTTCCAATAACTCCTCATGGGGTGAATGGATCAGCCTTGGCAGATTCAAGACTTCTCCGCAGGCCGTCGAAGCGCCGGACGTTGGCGTGTACCGCAAATATCGCGTATGGACGATTGGTGCTGCCGGTGACGAATGGAGTTCCGAGACAGCGAAGGAAAGCGGTTCTGTTCTCCGACTTGTTCTCACGACGCGATGCATCGCGCCTAGCACGGTCAAGGTCGACAAGACGATCACCGCTGCGGCGACGAACATCCTGCATCTGTCCGGTGCAGAGGGCGGCGAGAACAACGGCATCGCCGGTTACTACATCCAGTATGCGGACAGCACGGATGGTGAGGCGTTCGGCAATTATGTGGAACTTAAAACGGTTGAAACTGCGGCAGATTCCGTCGATGTGGAAGTTCAGATGCCTGCGGACAACATGTACAGAAAGTTCCTCGTATGGACGCTTGGTACAGCAGGAAGTAACTGGCGCTCTGAGCGTGGTACGGAATCTGACGTAACGTTCAGAGGCCATGCGGAGCTTGAGGGCTTCACGGATTCGCCTCTGATCGCCGGTGAAACGAAGGTCAAGGCACTGCATATGCAGGGGCTTCAAGAGCGTGCCAATACGCTGCGTGCGTTCTACGGGCTTGCGACGTACAACTTCACGAACATTGTCAGCGGCGAAACCGATCTTAAGGATTGGACAGCGCATGTTGGCGAGGTTCGCACGGCGATTGACGAGATCAGCACCGAGCATGACGCTTGGATCGATATTCCGGTGAACTGTCCGCGCGCTGATGTGATCGAACAGCTTCGCGCTGTTATCTTAGCAATGTAAAGGAGGAATGACAGACATGCTTCATTTGAAATGCAAAGGCCAGGAAATGAAGGTTGATGTGGACGAGCGAATTGCCGACAAATACATCAACGCAAACAAGGTGCATTTTGAGTTCTGTGAACGCTGGGCTGACATGCTTATCACTGCGCAGTTCACTCAGAAACAGAAAGATGCGGAGACGGGCGAACTTGAAGACAAGACCTACAATGTCGTTGTCGATGATGTGACCGGCACTGTCACCATGCCTAACGAGATCATGGCTGGTGAGGTGTTCATCTCTGCATTCGGTGAGCATCCGACCACGGGTGTTCGTATTACGTCAATCCCGATCAAGAAGACGGTTGACAAATCCGGTTTCGTGGGTGATGGAGATACCCCTATCCCGCCTACGCCCGATCTGTATGCGCAGCTTATCGCTAAGATGGGCGCATCCATTCCTACGCCGAATGGCGCGAATAAGCAGCTTGTCACCAATGCGAATGGTTCAACTGCGTGGGCGGATCAGAGGATCTTGTCGATTGGCAATTTTGCCACCGGTGCTGTGGTTGGCATGGGCGCAAATAAAAATGTGGCTCATGGAACACATGCTACTGCATTGGGCAGCAGCGTGCAGGCAACCGGTTCTATGAGCGCAGCCATTGGCAGTGCTGCAAAAGCTTCTGGCAATGCGGCTTTCGCCTGCAACAGCCTTACGAAAGCAAGTGGAAAAGCATCTTTTGCAAAAGGCGATAATTCCGAGGCGAACGGAGAAAATTCTTCCGCAGAGGGATCGTATACTATCGCTGATGGCGCAAACCAGCACGTCCAGGGCAAGTACAACGTCAGGGATACGTCTGGTAAGTATGCCCATATCGTAGGTAACGGCGAGGGCGGTACTCAGCGCTCCAATGCGCATACGCTGGACTGGGACGGTAACGCATGGTTCAAGGGCAAGGTCTACGTCGGCGGCACGTCGATGGACGATGCAGTTGAACTTGGCGCGGGTGGTGAAGTTGATGAAGATGCCGTGAAAGAGATCGTCGAAGACGCACTTTCCGAGGCGAAAGATAGCGGTGAGTTCGACGGTGCGGATGGTTACAGTCCGACGGTTACTCTGACGCGCAAGAGCAACGGCGTGCAGATTGACGTGCAGAATAAGGACGGCAAGCAGACGGCGACTGTCTACGATGGTCAGGGCGGTTCTGGTGAAGGTGGTGGCGGCGGTCTTCCGACTGGCGGCGATCCGAACATGATGCTTGTCACCAACGCAGAAGGTGCGGCTGAATGGCAAGAGAGGACGCACTGGAAGGAAGAAGGGCTGCTCGACGTACTGCCGGAATGCAGCTTTGAAGCTGATCCTGACACTGGAGAAGGCATAATTATGACCTCGTTTCTCTCTATTCCCGAACCCGGAAAGACCTATACGGTGTCGTGGAATGGGACGGCTTACGAGTGCATTGCCGAAGTAGGCAACATGGACGGCGTTCCGATCTTTATGCTTGGAAATACGTCGGCATTCGGCGGGACACAGGCAACTGAAGACCCGTTCCTTATTGTCGTACTTCCCGCTGAAGTAGCTGAAGCTATGGGCGGCATAACAGCTAATGTGTTGGCGTTTGATGGTTCGATTAATGTTACGCTCAAGATTCAGCAAGCAGGCACAACCTATCACAAGCTGGATGCCGGATATCTGCCGATTCCGATGAAGACTGGAACGATTGAACATCTCAAAGAAACGACCCTTTCAATCGAACCAGAAGAAGGAATGGGCGCTATTTTAGAACCGTTTACAAAGCCGCTTGCGATTGGTGACACATATACGGTCATTTGGAACGGCGTAGTACACACCTGTACCGCATGGGCATATTCCGAAGGTGGAGAACTTCAAATGCCTGCGCTTGGTAACGGCTCTGCGCTTGATGAGAGTTATCCATCTTCAAACGATCCGTTCCTTGTCGTATTTGTCCCGGATGTAGCTGTCGAAGAAATTGGCGGTTTTCATGGAATGGTTATTCCTTTGGATGGCTCTGAAACGGCTACACTCAGAATTTATGGCGATGGCGGCGTAAAGATTGCCACAGATGCGATTGATCTTGACTGGGTGCCGAAAAAGGGCGATGTCGGAGCGACGATTCTGCCTGAAACGGTGGTAACGGAGAATGTAGAGCTGCCCTCGGATATCATCTGGCCTTCGGCCGGTGAAAAGGTTATTGTCTACTTTGATCACGTCCGTTACGAATGTCGTGTCATGCTTACGGATGATGATTCGTTCAATTACATCGGCAATGTGTCCATCAAGGGAACTAATTTTTTTGACACGGGAGAACCTTTCCTGATCACTATCATGAACGGTGGCGCTATTACTTTTGTTTCCTTCGATGGAGACACGGGATTGACGCAAGCTCACCGGATCGCAATCTATGCGGATGGAAGCATTGCGAAGGGTGACGACACTATCCCCAAGTCTTTCTTGCCGGACAGAGGTGTGTTTTATGTAAACGCTACTCAGGAATCAATCGACAGCGAACACAAGGCTGACAAGACAATCACCGAGGCATATGAGGCGTATTATTCCGGGCGTATGGTCTGTCTCCGTCTTGCCGGTGTTGGAGGCTTGAACTACTCCGTTTTGTGTTGGCCTTCTGAAATTTATCCTACAAGCGCAAGTTTCTTTTCAATCACCGGAACTTACTTAACGAGTGTTGAATGGAATTCTAATGGAAAAATTGTTGTTACTGGGAAGATGTTATGATTATTTATCTTTCCCCCGCCGACCTCTGCAAAATCGGATTCTTTTCCGGCACGGCACTCTAACGATCAAGAAACCACCGGCGCGAGGTTGTAAGGATTAGGGAGAATCATTTGCTCCGTAGTTCTAGTTTGCAGCGCCAATACTTATGGAGGTAATGCCCTTGGGTACGACAGAATTTCTTGCTACTGGCTGGGATAAGCTTCTCGTTCTCGCTGCGGCAATCGTCCTGCTTGGCAACATGATCAAAACCCTTGGTGCGTGGTTTAACCCGCTTAAGAAGGTCGTTGACAAGGTGGACGAACACGAAACCAAGCTCACGAACGATGATAAGCGAATTACCCAGCAGGAAAACGACATGCAAATGATGCTCAAGTGCATGCTCGTCCTCATGAACCATGATATCGATGGTAACGGCGTGGATAAGCTCAAATCGACACGCGATGAACTGCAAGAATACATTACGAACCGATAAGGAGGATGTATTATGATCGATTTTACTCCGCTGATTGAAGCTCTGATTCTGCTTCTGACTTCCGTGATTACGGTAGTCATTGTTCCGGCGCTGCGTGAGCGCTATTCCAATGAACAGCTTGAAAAGGCTAAGAGTTGGGTGCAGATTGCCGTGTACGCGGCTGAGAAGATGTACGGCGCTGGCAAAGGTGATGAGAAGCTTGCCTATGCCGAGCAGATCCTTGCCGAGCATAAGATCAAACTGGACACCGCCACCATCAAGGCGATGGTTGACGCTGAACTGCTGAAAATGCAGCAGGCCAATAAGTAAACAAAAAGCCCGGTAGGTCAACGCCTGCCGGGTTCTTTTATGGTGATAGGTATCATGTACTAACAGATGAATCCGTGTGTACATGATAACAATGCGGGTATAAAATTAAACCCGCACTTTAAGGTCAATGTCAAGCTCGATTTTATTGCCGGTTTCCCAACGAGAATTGTTGTTTTCGCTTTTCGCTCTCGGTCTGCGATAAGTGATTCGTTCGATGCACGTTTTCAGCAGCGCGTTCAGTTTTGTGATGTTTGCATTCGGATCATCAATCTGATTAAGTATTTCTTTAAGCGTTGAAAGCTTTTCTTTGAGGTCAAGCGGTTCTGGTGTAGAATCTTTCGCTGTGCAAAGCGCCTGCTGAACTTCTTCTATTTCCTCAACCACTTGAGCATTCAGCTTATCAAAGATACGCTTTGGCATTTCTTTTTTTGTATACTTGTCCCACTGAGCCAGTTCAAGTTCTTCTAGCTCCTGCAGCTTGCGTTCCAGTCGTTCGACTAGACGATTGTGTATCTCAAAGCTATCGTCTTCGCCCGATTCAACGCGAACCTCAAAATCCATCATGATTTCGCGGAGACTGTTTTTTAGTACGCTTAGAAGCTCTGCCGCGACGCACGAAGCGTTTTCGCATCGATTTGGATATGTGCATGAATATCTTGGTTCTGCGCGTACAACGCCGTCTTTGACATACTTATGATACTTGATCGCCATGCCGCAGCTACAGTAGAGTATGCCTGCAAGCGGATTGACGAGGGTTGTACCCTTCTTATGTTTAGGTAGTGAGCCTTTTTTTCTTTGAACGGCGTAGAATGTTTCCTCATCGATGATCGCAGGATGCTTACCTGGATACAGCAAATAGTTCTCCGCAGTTGGCCTGCTTGTGACGATTTCGCCATCCTTGACCGTTTGAACGGTTTTCTTGTAATCCCAGCGAACTTTGCCGATATAATGCTCATTAGCCAGTATCGTTCTGATAGACGTTTGCGACCAGCGCTTCCCTCTCGGTGATCTGATACCAAGCTCATGCAAGCGATCCATGATCTTGAATGCGCCGTATCCCTTGAGGTACAGATCGAAGATCAGTTTTACAACCGGCGCTTCATCCGGATTGATTTCAAGCGTATGACATTCTTTTTTGCCATCCGGTATCTTTATTCTGTTATAACCATACGGCGCACGATTACCGATGAAGTTTCCGGCTGCAACAGACAGGTAACGGCCTCGTTTCTGAATTTTCTTATAATAGTTAAGATAATCATTACCCTTCTTAAGTTCGCCCTCAAAAGCATTCCAGTCGTATTCGTCGTTAAGATCATAGATCCGCTGACCGCCCCATTCATCCGGCGTAATGACCAGCGTATTAGTCAACTTGAGCAGCTTCATTACGCGGCCTATGTCCTCAAGATCACCACGCGTCAAACGCTGTGGTTCGACTATTTTCAGTGCGCGAATCTTCGGCGATTCGATCAGGCGAAGCACCTTCTGAACTTCCGGGCGTTCCTTAAGTGTCTCACCAGAAACGATTTCACGGAACTTCTGGTTTTCTGGCGTTTTGCCTCCAAGGTGTTTAATTGACCATTCATCAAGGATTTTCTCATGCTTTGCAAGCACTTCTTCAACGGTCAGCAGCGGATCATCTGACTGCGATTTTCGTAAGTAGTCTACTGTTTCTTCTGGTGCTAAATTTAGGTCTTCTAGCCTATAATACATTCAGCATCCCCCTTTTTTTTATTTGTCTAATAATCTATCAATAACCTTTGCCTTTCTTTCATTCTCTAATCTTAAGTAATCAATTTCTGAGCGCAGTCTTTCGATATGCGTTTTTGATTCTTCGCGGATAGTCTGTAATTCATTGACGAAAGAATCAATCAGCTTTGTCGATTCGGTGGGTGAGTTTTCTTCTATCTCAAGATAGCATGTGTGCTGATTTCCTACGCCGAGAATGACGCTTTCAATTCTTCGCGCCGTGTCGCGCATGATATCCTGTTCGCAGTTAAGAGCCATAATGCGTTCAATGGTCTTAATGGATACGCTAGCCTTATCGGCTACATGAGCGTTTGTCAGTTTGTCGTGCTCCTTGGTGTCGCGCATGTATGCGCTCCACGTCAAGAGATCCATTTCCGAAGGACTAATGCCGTTGCAGCGCACCTTACGATACTTGCAATCCAGGCAGCGTGCATACGGCTTTACAGCAAGTTCAAGCTTGAATTTCATATAGCCTCCATTTTACCGTTTTACCCTAAGATGTGAGGGTTACTACCCTTATATTTTGCCGTGATTTCCTGTCATATTGGGCTGTACTATTCGCATATAAAATGATAGGCTATATCCAAGGTCGGGAACGGCCTATCTTCCAAGCGTGAGGGTGTCTCTGGTGGTGCGGCGGCATCCTCACGTTATTCTAAATAGTCACTAAATTGTCACGAATTTTGCATAGATTTCTCACTCTTCGCATTTACAATGTCCATAATGTATAGAACAAAGGTTCGACGAGGTGACTTTTATGACCAAAGAGCAGTATATTCAGAACATTATCAAAATGCTCAACGAATGCAATGACATTCCGCTTATCAATCTTATCTACAAGTTACTTCTTAAAAGCTTTTAACAGCCCCATCATGCCTTTGATTTC